TCGGAAAATCACCGCAGCAAGGCTGATCGATCACTCGATCGCGCAATCCAGTTTCTCGAAGGATCACGACGTGAGGAAATGTCCGAGATCGAGCGACGGCTACTTGATGGGCAAACGATTATCATGGTGGCGTTGGCAGAAAGTCACAGGCACCTAAATTCGCGGCTCACCAAGCTCGAAAAACTTTTGCACGGTGGCGAAACAATCACGCCCGACAAGTAGCTCAGCTCGGCGTGGCATGGCGAGGCGCGGCCTGGCGAAGCAAGGCGAGACCCGGCGCGGCGCAGCGCGGCAGGGCGCGGCGAGGCTGTGCCTGGCGGGGTGAGGCTGGGCCAGGCTCGGCGAGGCAGGGATCGTTTGTTCATTTCCAAGGCTCGGCAAGGCGAGGCGGGGCAGGGCGGGGCCAGGCTCGGCATGGCGAGGCAGGGATTGTTTATCTATTTCCAGGGCGAGGCGGGGCGGGGCTAGGCGCGGCACGGCTCGGCAAGGCAAGGTGGACGAGGATTTAAGCTGCGGCTTGATCCTCGTCCTCTGTTTCGTCATTCGGTAATTGATCCAAGTCCGTAATATATTCGACGCTACATCTACAATTTGGGTGTATCGGTGGATCATCCTGCGGGCCATCTTCACTTTGAAAATCATCATTTAATCCAACGCCATCCGGATTGTTCTCGACAATACTTTGGCAAACTGGACAAACTCGTTCGTCGGTCGCGATTTGCCAATGTCTAGTCACTGCTTCTTCTGGAAATACTCCACGATCAGCAGCTTGACGGTACCCATCTCGCAAACCAGAATTAGCAGCTCGCAGACTTTCCGTTCGAGCAATCATGCCCGAACGATAATCCAAAAAATTATTTGCATAATCCTCGACCATGCGGTCGATCGCGTCAGCCGACAAGAATTCGCCGCTGTCGATCGCGTCCTCGACCGCGGCGTCGTATTCGATGTTGCGCAGCGCGCGATTGAGCGCTCCGCTGTCGAGATCTTCGAGCAGCAACCGGTAATTCATGACGGCTTGGGCCTGGCGATCGGTGAGCGGGATCGTGTCGCGGATCGCTGCCGCGATCTCTTCCGGCGTGTCGCCTGCATTGACGCCGTTAGTGATCGCGGCCTCGATCACATCGCGCGCTGCGCTGTCAAGTTGCGCGATCAGATCGTCCTGTGCTTCGCGTAGCGCGGCCTGGGTTTCTTCGTCGAGCAGATCGAAGTCGAAGCCATCGCCGATCGCTTTGGCGATCTTGATGACGTGCATTAGATAGCCATGCCGGCGCGCATTCTCGACGCTCTGGCGGTCCATGGCTACCGGGATGCCGCGCACTCCGGCGTCGCGCAGCACCGCGTAGCGGTGACGGCCGTTGGTGAAACCGACGCGGCCGTCCTCTTGTACGCCGACCTCAGAAACCTGGAAACTATCGTGCGTCGCCAAATATTCCTGAAAGCGGCCGTAGCGGCCGGCAATGCCGCCGGTGCCCTCGCCCTGCGGGCCGACATAGAAACCCCGATCGCGCGCGAATTGCTGATCGAATGCGGTCGCATCGATCACTACCAGGCGATCGCCAAGGCCGCGCGAGACCGGCGAGAGCTCGGCCGTAACCTGGCGGCCGCCAACGCTGATCTGCGTCGAGGTCGAGCCGCCACCGCCACCGCCGGTCCAACGGCCATGCTCGTCGCGCGGCTGATCGGGGTCGAATGCCTTGAGGAAATATTCCGAGAAATATTCCCAGCGGCCGTCCTTGCGCACGCGGCGCCCTTGCCGCGGCCGATAGCGCACCCGTTTACCAGCACGCCGGAAGTCGCGATTGATCCGCTCGGCGCCGATGTCAGCCGCTTTGTTCCAGATTTCGCCGAGCCGCTGAAACGGCTCTTTCAGAACTTCGCCGAAGTGGCCGAGGCCAGCAGCGTCCGCTACGCCGGCCAGGTGGCCGTGACGGATCAGCCGGGCTACCTCGGCCACCGGCACCCGATTGCGCAGGTGCCGAAATGCCTCGCGCAGGTCTTTAGCCAAATGGCGCTCGTTGGCCTGCGCCAGCATGCGGACCGGCTCGCGCGGGTCCTGGTAGTCGCGTTCACGAAGCGAGCGACGAGCGCGCGGCGGCACGGCGTTTGCTCATTGGGACCACCGTGCCACCGGCCCCGCGGATAGCGCGCCGCCGCATCGAGGCTAGCACGATCTTTTCCAGCCTATCCCGTGGCGATCCGGCCGGCGGTCCCGTGGGCTCGCCAGGTTGCGGCGGCTTGTTCGTCGGCGCCGGCTGATTGTCCTGGATTTCCATCGTAGCGCCGGGCCCGACGATCGCGTGTGCTTCGCTGTTGTCGTCGCCGATGTCGGGCCAGCCGGCGGCATCGGCGAGATATTCTTCGAGTACCGGGTTCGGAAACAGCGGCATGCCAGCCTGTGCGAGCCGCATCACAAAATTCGACAGGACGTCAAGGTCAAGCCGCTGCGGCATGTCGGGGGAATAGGTCGGTAGCTCATCCGGATCGAGCCCGTTGATCGCACCCAGCCGCGGGATCCCGTAGCGGTTCATCACTTCGCTGCCGGCGACGAGAAAGCCTTCAAGCGAATTGAAAAACATGTCGGTCTTGTTCTGCGACAACGCTTGCGTGCCGCGGCTCTCGTGGCCGAGCTGTAGGAAGTCCGCCATCACCGAAGCCAGCATATTGACGTTGTAGCGCGTGATCGTCTTGTCGGCGTCGACCGTCGTGCGACCGTGTTGCGGCGTCACGAGCTGGAAATCATACATTTTCTGGGTCGTGCCTTCCCAGAGGTCGGCCGGCAGCACCAGGCCCATTTGCTCGTCGACCCGGACGTTGGTCGTCATATTCTTGAAGGCTTGCAGTTTCATCGCAGCGTTGGCGTCGCCGGCGGCGGCGGCTTCCATGATCTGGTTCGGAATATACATGGTCGGAATTCCGCCCATGCGCTCGTAAACGATGGCTTCCATTTCTTCAAGTCTCTTTGACATATACCAGGCGCGATAAGCAGAACGTAGTATAGATCGACCTTCTGGCGAATTTTTGTAAGTAGAAGGCCTGAACAATAGTAGCTTTTCTATCGGGATATCTATGAGCGGTCCTTGCCACGGCTGCTGTGTCAAGCCTTCAATGGCGCCGTCGTCGCCAAAGAACCATTTGATGATCGTGTCCTGGCCGCGCAGCGCGATCTTGCGCCACCGGATCAAGCCGTCGTCGAACTTGCTGGTCGGCAGCGCTTTGCCAGGGTTGCGCGGATCAGGCGGCGGATCGCGGCCGAAGCTGCGCTTATAGACTACCTCCATCGGCGCGAAGCCATAGCCGAGCATTGATTGCATCTCAATCACGAACTCGGGCCAGGTATTCTGCATATCGTCGCGGCAAGTATCGAAGAACTCCGCGATCGCCGCAGCGCGCGGACTATCGTTGGCCGGATCGACGCGCCACTCGATGCGCCGCATCGTGGCGTTGATCGCAAACATCAGTGCGCCGATCACGCTGCTGTTGTCCTGCATTTCACGGTAGACGCGCGCCGCCTGGCGGCCCTGGAGCTGCGGCAGGAATTCTTCGCGGACCCAGCCCGACCATTGGCGAAGGCCGGACGAGCCGAGATCGCTGAAGGCCATACCCACGTTGAATTGCGGCGGCCGCAGCGCGCCTGAGCTGTCGGGGTGCCACTCGCCGCCGCCCGGCCGCGTTGTCGATACTATCGAGCCGCGGGGGCGCTCCATGATCGAGGGCACCGGCGGCGCCGGATAATCCTGCGGCTGGGTCACGCCGCCGAGAGCACGAAGGTTAATCTTGGTGACAATATCGTATGGTGCGGTGGCCATCTAGAAGTCCTCCGCACAAATCCCTGCCTTGCCCCGCCGGTAGCCCGGCCTCGCCCCGCCACCGCCTTGCCACGCCCGGCCTTGGCAATCGGACCCTAAATCAATCGGCGGTCAGGTTCAAGGTTGATACTATCTCTTGCACCACCGATAAAAACCATCGGCGCGGCAAGAACGACGTTTTGAGCCTCGCCGAAAGCGTGGATCACCGCCTCGCCTTCGTCCGGCGAGCGGCCTATGCGTTCTTTAATTTCATCTTTAGCCTCAATTTTTATTCCTTTCGCAACCATCTCATATCGCGGTGCCGTCAGGTCGGCGAGCAGGGATCG